TACTCAAGTAGATTTATATACTACAGCAATACCTGTACCACAAACTACATTATTAGCTACTGATAGGCTAGCTGTAAGAGTACATGTAAATACATCAGGCAATAGAACTGTAACTTTACATACAGAAGATAACAACCTTTGTCAAGTAATAACTACTTTTTCAACAGGCTTAACGGCACTAAATGGCTTAATTGCTCAAGTACAAAACTTTGCAACAGGTACAAGTGGAACTGATTTTGCAATAAATTCAGTAACAGATACACATACATTCAATCTTCCGACCGCAAGTGCATTAAATAGAGGTGCTTTAAGTAGTGCAGATTGGAGTACATTTAACGGCAAGCAAAATAGATTTATACAAGCGAGTGCAACGCTTACAACAGCAGGGTGGAGTTTAGTATCAGGATTACAAGAACAAGTATTAAGCAACGCAAATATAACAGCGTCAAGTAGTGTTGATATAATACCAAATAATGCAGATATAGATATAGTAATAGCAGCACAAATATTGCCTAAAACAGATGCACAATCTGGAGGGGTAAAAGTGTATGCCAAAAATTTGCCAACAGGAAATATAGGAGTAACTTTACAGATATGGCAGTAGGAAGTTTTAGATTACCAAGTGGGGGTGCATCGCTAATCGTAGATTTCAGCGTAAATGATGCCACGCCCGACACCAACCAAACCGTAACCTTTACCGACTTAACAGTAGGTGCAACTTCATGGGTTTGGAACTTTGGTGATGGCACTACATCAACATTACAGAACCCTACAAAGTCTTATCGTTATGCAGGCACTTACACTGTTACATTAGCAGCCGAAAACGCTACAACAGGAGCTATAGAAACTAAGGTAGGATTTATAGTAGTTACTTTACAGACAATAGTTCAGACAAACTTACAAGCGTATTATAAAGCCCCACAAGGCGCAAGCCCAAGTAATATGACATTGGTAAGCGGTGTAATATCTCAATGGAATGATGACACTGCTAATGCTTATCACTTAACTCAAGGAACGGCAGCAAATAGACCAACATATAATCAAACAGAAATTACTGCACCCGATGGTAACGTTTATGGGGGGGCATTAGTAGATGGAACTAATGATACTTTAGCTAATTCAAACGTGCTGTATATTAGACCTAATGGTAATACTGTGTTTATACTTCTAAAACATACAGCAGTTTTTACAGGTAACAGAAATTTAATTACAGACACATCAGCAACCCAATTCATAACTACATTAGCTAACTCAATGAGCTATGTAGTTAATGGTGCTACACAAACGTATACAGCCTATCCTGTTGGTGAGTATTTTTTAATAAAATTCACATTTAGTTCAACAGCGTTTGAAATCAGAATAAACGACTTACTAAATAGATTAGTAGGGGCAACAGGAGTAACAGCAGGGGTTGGTTTTAGATTAGGCAACACAAGCGTTCCTGCGCAATTTGTAACAGTAGAAATAGCTATTTATAACGCCATTGTAACAGGAGCAAATGAAACAAGTGTTATTCAATATTTTTCAAGTAAATTTGGATTATGGGAATAGATTTAACAGAGTTAGAGTTTGATTTAAGAAATTCGCAAATAAGCGAACAGATAAAAGTAGACATTTCAGAAGATACTTTGTTTACAACATACGCTACTAAGACATGTCCTACAGCCAAGGGATATTGGTTACAGATAGTTAGCGGATATGAAAAATATTTTAGTATAGAAGAAATAGCAGATGCAGTTCCTTATATTGAAAGTGAAGAAGAAACCTACGAAATATGAACCTGCTTATAAAAGATATTGACATAAACGAAGCCAAAAAAATTGCTATTCTTTTAGGTAGAGATTTTAAAGCTATTCAGGATAAAGAAAAATTAAAAGGCAAAGAACCTAAAGCCGATGCTGATTTATTTAATGAAATTGAAGCGGATTTAAAAAAGAAAAAAACTAAAAAAAAATAAGAATAAATACGTAGTATTATGAAATCACTTAGTTTTGTAATTGGAAAAAAGATATTGTCGCTTGCTGAATTTGGGGCAATTTCAAGCGTGTTATCTTTTGTCATTATGATTATTGATAAATATGTTTTTAACGATTGGGAGTTTATCGCTATGCTAACCGTACTTATTGCCCTTGACACGATATTAGGATTTTATGTAGCCTTTGTAAAAAAAAATGTTTCCTCTGATAAATTCGCCAAGTTATTTACAAAGATTATAGTCTATATGGTTATGCTTATATGTAGTCATTCAGCAACCCATGTAAAAGCAAACGGAAATGACATAATGATATTAGCATGGTTAGATAGTGTAATTTATTCTGGAATAGTGGTAAGAGAAATATTAAGCCTATTTGAAAAATGCGCTGTAATTCAACCAAATTTAATTCCGAAATGGATTGTTAATCGTTTAAAACAATACAATGAAACAGGTATTGACGCTCCTACTAATTAGTACTTTATTTTCTTGCTCAACTTCAAGACAAATAAAAAAATGTGAGAAGTGCTTTAATCAATTTAGTGATACTTCGATAGTAATTAAAGACAGTCTTTCAATAACGTTTGATACTATCACATACTATGTGAAAGTTCCTGCTGATACTTCCATTCAAATCATAAAAATAGTTTGCGATAGTACAGGAAAGGCAACCATCGTTAATAAAACAACTACTAATGGCAATAGAAGCATTTTAAGCAGTTCAATTAAAGATAATACGCTAACTATTCAGGCTACTTGTTTAGCATACTTAGATAGCATTAAAACATTAAATACCACGATTAATAAGTTTAAGAGCGAACAGTCAACAGTATTCGTGCCTAAATTAGTTGAACCCAACTTAAATTGGTGGGAAAAAGTGAAAATACAATTTGGCGGTTGCGCATTCTTAATTATAGCCATTTACATAGCCTATAAGGGGCTTAAAACATATTACAAGGTCAATACACCTATGGGGCTTTTATTAACGATTAGAAGGAAGTTTTTGCGCTAAAAAGGCATTTCTATTATCTTTACTGCTTTAGCTATTTTGGTGTCATTGCATTTTTTCCAGCTATACCTTTTTTTACTTCCAATACAACGATAGTATATTGCGCCATTATGATATTCACGATTTAATCTTAACCCGCTTTCTAATTCGTAATATTCACCATTACAAGTTACGCCAATTTTTCCATCATAACAGAGGTGTGTTGTAAAAATGTACATTAATAATCAATGTTTTATTTTACTAGTAATTTCGTCTATTAGCAGTTAGCGGTAATGTTACAAACCACACCGCTCAACCGACATATCGAAATAAGATTTTTCTTTTTCAATTCCAATATATCTTCTATTCATTTCTTTTGCCACTAAACCAGTTGTTCCATATCCAAAAAAACAATCTAAAATAATATCATTTTCTTGTGTAAACTTACTAATAAAGTGTTCAGCTACATCTGTTTTCATTACTGCTTTATGCTCTTTTGGCATACTTGAATTTACAGAAGTTGTAATAATATTTTTAGTGTAAGTTGTATTTGACTTTAAACTTTCGCTTCCTAATATCAAAAAGTATTCAACTGCATTTGTGATATTTTTACCACTTGCTGGCATCGGATTTGATTTTTCCCAAATATGCACATCAACAATTTTTTTACTAAAATGACCAATCAATTTATAAACATCTTGGCGGTTGTAATAATTAGCTTGTATATTGTAGAATATGTGTTTTTTTGTAACTCTCAAAAGTTCCGTAATAACATCAATATTTAGTTGTAACCAATTTTCGTTTATATCTGTAAAATCTGAATATTTATCATTTCTCTTTCTGTTGTAAGGCGGAGAAGTAAAACTATAATCAACTGAATTTTCAAATAATTTAGGTAATACTTCCAAGCAATCTGCGTGGAATAAAACACTACCGCTAACATCGGTTTTGTGCAATGCCGAGTTCAGTGCTAATTTAAAGTTTTCGTTTTCTAATATCATTTTTGCTTAATTTAAAGTTTTGTGCATTTTAATTCGGCACTGCACAAAGCCGAGAAACGTTATACGCAAGGCAAGTATCCCTTGTGGACACACCAAGCGTACATTAAAACCATTGCATCTTTTGCGGTTTTTCCTTTACAATCAATCTTTGGTTCTACCCAGTTTACATCGTTTCTTAATCCTGCTTCCCAGTAGTCATTATGCTCCATCTTGTAAAGCATCACAGCAGGAAATCCAAAAGCCTTGTACTTTAATTGGTCAAAAACCGCAAAAAGTTCATCCGTTGACAAATGCCCTGCGTATAACAAGGCATTGCAAAAAGCAGGGCTTGACTGCTTTAATTCATCTGTTGTAAGTTCTTTTATCATTTGTGCTATATTGAAAGTTTGTACTATTAATCCCTGCCTTCTGCAATGCCCGAAACGTTATGTGCCATTTTAAGACAACCCATAATTATCCAACATATACTGCTTTTGAATTTTGTGTTTTCTTTCGGCTTCTTCGCAAAATTTTTGTAAATCTAAATTATTATAAGCATCAATGTGTGCTTGTAATACTGACAAATGTTTCCTAAATCCTTCTTTGCTCATTACAGCCATAGAATGAAGAATTTTAACATCATCCTCAAATTGGTAAGCAAATGCTTCTTCTCTTGTGTTTGGTAATTGTTTTGACATTTTATTATTGATTTGTGAAGAAAAACGGCACATAACAGCACCTAACCAAAATTGGCGGTGTAGTGCTGAAATGAACTGTTGTGCTTCGGTTTAACATTCTTTTTATATTCAATTTTTGTGCTTTGCAATCGCCAACTTCGGTTAGCTGCAAAACGTTAGCGGTCAGGCTAAGACGTGACCTGAAAAACGTGTCCGACAAATGAACCGCCACCTAATTGATAAGTACCTAAAAAATCACGTGGGTCAAAATCTTCATCACTTATCGGATTGCCCGTTCCAATTGTTCTTAATCGGATTACTTCTTTTTCCGCTTCTGTGTTGTAAATCAAAGCCCATAAGCAAGGTGTTTCATTTTGGGTTTGAACTGATAATAAAATTGAACCGTGTGGAATTTCAATGTCCTGAACATCGGTTACTTCTAATGGGAATTTCCAAATTACTCTTTTCATTTTCTTGATAATAAAATTGTGGACTTCTAAAATTGGAGAAGCCCGAACCGATAACACTTGCTTTGCAAAATGGCGGGTGAAGTGCTAATTTGAACCCTTGTAATTTTATTGAACGGTAGTTCTATATTGAAGATGTGGTGTTCCAAATCCGCCACTTCGCAAAGCAATAAACCGTTATAGCCAATGCTAAAACTGGTATCCATTACAAATCGCATAAGATAAAGTAATTACTTCTGCATTTGGATACCCGCTATCTTTAGCGATTGCACAGACACTTTCCGCAGTCTTGAAATCATAAACAGCATCGGTGTAAAGTAGGTTATCAGTTTTGACAACCACATAAAGGTCTGAAAATTTCTTTGTCATTTTAATTTAGATTTAAGAAGCACTGGCTATAACAGCATATACCCAAAAGAGGGGTTTTAGTGCTGAAATGAACGTATGTGCTTCGGTTAATATTCATTGTTAATTGATAGTTACATGCTTCGTAATCCCCTCCTTCGGGTATATGCAAAACGTTAACCTACTTTAAATCCCCTCTTTCTTTTGCTAATTTTTGCACTGTTTTATCAATTTCTATTTTATAGATTAATTTAGTTTCAATTGGCACACGAACACCTATAACAGATGTTTGTTGTTTAAATTTAAGGGGTCTTCCTACTTTATTTTTTAACATTCTATTTATTTCGTTTACAAAACTAAACCAAAATATTTAAACCAACAAATAAAAAAAATAATTATTTTTGAGTATGATTATAAAAAGACTTTCAGACGATGGAGTACAAACATTAGGAATAATGACATTACCTAATGGCAAAGTGTACCACACATTAGAATTAGCGTGGAAAAACAACAACAGAAAAGTTAGTTGTATACCTAAAGGAAAATATAAAGTAAGGAAAAGAACAAGCGCAAAGTATGGCGAACATTTCCATATACTTGACGTAAAGAATAGAGATTTTATTCTTATTCATTTTGGTAATTACCACACTGATATTTTAGGCTGTATATTACCAGGTAAAGGCTTAAAAGACATTAATAATGATGGTAGGTTAGATGTAACAAGTTCTAAACAAGCCATGAAAGAAATATTAACTGTAATGCCTAATGAGTTTGAATTACTAATATGCTAAAGCCTAAAACATATCAGATATTACAAGACTGTATAGACAGAGGATTAATTAATGGGCTAAACACGACAATAGACCATTCAGAGGATATAAGTAATATTGACGAAGAATTATTATTATCTAATCAAAATCTCGCAATAATGAACGAGATTTGCGAATATTTTAATTTCGATGAAACCGAGTAACATAAAAGTTATTTACAAAAAATTAAAAGATGCAAGAGGTTATTGCTATAATAAGCCTGCTAAAATAGAAATTGACAGCACATTAACAGACATTGAATTATTAGATACATTAATACACGAATTTACACACCACATACAGCCGTATTTAGATGAAGATAAAGTTGAAAAGATAGGTAATGAAATGGCTGAATTTTTATGGAAACAAGGTTATCGTAAAACAAATATATGCCAAACAAATCCACAATTAAAGGCGAAATAGTTAAGAGATATTTAGCTGAATTTCCAAAACTAAACCCTACTCAAATGGCTCACCGAATAATGAGTAATGATATTTCAAAAAATCATTTTAAAAATATTGAAGATGCTCGAAATATAGTCCGGTGTTACATGGGTAAATTGGGACAAAAAAATAGAGAAAAAATGGCATCTAATCAGTTTTATAGAGATAAATTAAACATTCCATACGGTGAAAAAAACGAAATTAAACACTACAAGATACCAAGTAAGGTAAAAAAGATATTATTGCTTTCAGATATTCACGTGCCTTATCATGATGAAGTAGCTTTGCAAACCGCTTTAGAATATGGAATAGAACAAGAAATAGACTGTATTATTTTGAACGGAGATTTTATTGATTTCTACGCTGTTTCTAGGTGGGAAACCGATTACAGAAAAAGAAACTTTGCGAACGAAATAATGATTGCTAAAAACATCTTACAAGTTATAAGAGATGTTTTTCCTTTAGCACACATAGTTTACAAAATTGGAAACCATGATGATAGATGGAGCCAATTTCTTTTGAGAAACGAACTTAAAGGAATAGACGATATTGAGCTTTCGGGGCTTTTAAAGTTTCAAGAATTAGGAATAACGGAAGTTAAAAGCATGGCAACCATATGGGCTAATAAATTGGCGATTATTCACGGACACGAACATAAATACGGCATGATAGCACCTGTAAATCCTGCAAGGGGCTTATTTTTAAGAACTAAACAAAGCGCTTTAATGAGCCACGTTCATAGAGTTTCAGAACACACTGAAAAGACACACGATGGAAAATTAATCGGTTGTTGGAGTACCGGATGTTTATCTGAACTTACACCGGAATATATGCCTTACAATAACCATAATCACGGCTTTGCTTTAATTGAATTACACGACAAAGAAATGTTTACAGTTTATAACAAAAAAATAATAAACGGCAAAGTCTATTAATATTATTATCTTAGCACTTTCATATTGATTTTGGTTGGGAATTGAAGCCTGTTGTTGCGAAACATCGGGCTTTTTTTATGCCATTTATCCACCAAATAAAAAATATTTCAAAAATATTTACACGCTGAAAGCCTAATAAAATAAAGGAAAATAAAAATAGATAAAATTATTTTGAAAAAAGATTTGCAGAATTAAATTAACTATTATATCTTTGATTTCGTAAACAAAAACAACACACAATGAAAAAATTAAACATTACTCAAGGCGAAGTAAAAATAAGCCACGAACCATTTACTAAATTAATTGTTGCCGAACAACAAGGAAAAGTAGAAACTATTTGCCAATTAAGCGAAAGAAATAAATCGCAAGAAGAGGTAATAAGTAATGCTCAATTAATTCAAGATAGCTTTTTAACATACAACACCACTTCAATATTACCAAGCGAGTTATTGAAGCAAAGAAATGAGTTGTTAAAGGCATTAACAAAACTTTATGATGCCGTTGATAGCTGTGTTGAATTAACACCAGAAGTATTACATCAATCTTTAACAGCAATTAAAAACGCTACCAATGCTTAAAGAAGAATATAAAATGGCTAAAGAAGAAACTATAAAGTTTTGGAATAGCAACAAAGACTATCTTATTACGATAGCATTAACAGCCCTTTTTATATGGGCTTCAAGAAACGGATTTTTTAACTAAACAAATAAAACAAGTGGTACTCAATCAAATTACATTCGCATTGCTTAACAAATGGAAAAAGTTAAGCCCCAAACAACAGACCGCTATTGCAAGGCAAGTGGGCGTATCTGCTAATCGAATAAACGGATTTTTTATAAACCAAAACGACATGACCTTTAATAAGGTGTTGGAGTTAGAAAAACAATTAACGCAATGAAAAACGGAAACCAACCAATTAATGCAAGAGTAGCATTCGATAAAAATGGACTTATTACAAGTGATTTTGACGAATACAATGGCTTAACCAAGCGTGAGTATTTTGCTATTATGGCTTTACAAGGTCTATTGGCAAATCCAAAACAAAGCAAGCATACGTCAAACGTATTTATTAGAATTGCTCAATTATTTTTTCCTTTAATAACGCTTCAATGGTGCTCATCTAATGCGGACGATATGTCACGTGACGCAATAAGGCAAGCTGACGAACTATTAAAACAACTCGAAAACCAAAACCCATGACACACTACACTAAACGCATATTGCGAGATTTAGGCTTATTAGCTTTATTAGCAGGAGTTTGTTATTCATTTATACTAATCGCTATAAAACTAGAAAACAAGCCTAAAACACAGCCTAAAGCGAATTTAACAACCATTTATAATTTTAACCCAAAAACAAACAAATATGAAAACAACAATTAAAGTAAAAACAATTACTACTCAAGAAGTAGAGGTATCATTGCCACAGTTCAGAAGAAATGATACAATAGCAAGTACCGAGTTCATTGCTTATTACGGTGAGAAAGATGATGACAACATTTACTTTCGTGTTAAAGATGGCAAGCTATCATGCTTTATGAATTGGTATAATATTAACAGAGTTTTAGAAGGCACGCCAATAAGCCAAACCGAATTTATGCAGGCTTTAAATGATGCCAAAGAAACTATCAAAACTTACGGTGTTTCTTCTTCTGTTACCAACGATGAACAAGGCGACTATTACATTAGTGAACAAACACAACTTCTTAACAGCCATGAGTAAGAACTATTTATCATCAATGGAATATGTAAGCGACTGCTGTGCTGTTCCACCTCGTAGCAATGGCGATAGTGATACTTCAGATATTGGTATTTGTCCAGAATGTGGAGACCATTGCGAATATGTAGATATGTCTGAAAATGACACACAAGAATTGACCGATGACCAAAAGATGTATTATTACGAAATTGCAGAAAAAATTAAAAGATTATCTAACCAATCCAATTACAAATTATGAAAAACTTATTAAAAGCATTAGCAACATTTCAACAAGAAGTGCCTGTAATACACAAAGGCACAAGCGGTTACGGTTACACTTATGCAGATTTACCTGCAATATTTGAAGTCATTAATCCACTACTAAAAAAACATGGCTTAGGTTTTACGCAATTAATTTGCGGACAATCAGTTAAAACTATTGTATTTCATGCTGAAAGTGGTGAACAGTTAGAGTGTAGCACCGAAATTCCACAAGGCGTACAACTTAAAGGCATGAACGATTTTCAAGTATTAGGTTCAGCAATAACCTACATTCGTAGATATGCACTTAGTGCAGCATTAGGCTTAGTTACCGATAAGGACACCGATGCAGCAGGTGAACAAGCACCTAAAGAAGAAAAGCCTACCGATAATAAAGAATGGCTAAACATTGGCACTCCGGCATTTGAGAAAGCCAAACAAGCCATTAAAGCAGGCACACACACATTAGCCGATGTTAAGAAGAAATACAAAGTATCTAAAGCAACGGAGGAACAACTTTATGTATAATAACTGGCAAAATTTAGGTAACAACCTTCCTGCTGGATATTCGGACAACGGAGAGCGACTTGACAACATAGGGTTGTCAGGTCGTTACCACCGAAATATTCAGAAGTGGGAAAAAGCAAACGAAGCGAAATTAACCGAACTTGAAAACGCTGTAATAAAAGCTATGAAGTTTCCCGAACACGTTTACGATAGCGAATTTTGCAAGCGATTTGAAGAACTTAAATCTAAGTTCCCAAAACAATATATTTACTTTGGTAAAAAACATTGGAAGTGATAAAGACAGAAATATACTGCAATGTTGAAAATGGCAAGGTAATTAGCAATAGAAAGTTATTAGCTGATACCTTAGCCACTTTTTCGGGGCGTGTGTCTATTACTATTCAGAAAGCAAAGAAAGTGCGTAGTAGCCAACAGAACAGATATTTACACGCAGCATTTACTGTTTTATCTAAAGAGTTGATTAATTATACAGGTGATGAAAGATACACCGCTGCAATGGTTAAGGATATTGTAAAGTGTAAATTTCTAACTGTTGACATGATAAACGAAAATAGTGGTGAAGTAATTGGCACACGAATAAAATCTACTACTGAACTATCTACGTTTGAGATGAACGAATTTATTGAAAACATGATAAGGTGGGCAGCAGAACAATTTAATATTACTATACCATATCCTAACGAAAATTTACAACTATTATAATGGACATACAATGTAATAACTGCCAAGCCTACAACAACATTAGAGAAGTAGTTACACGTTGTACTGAATGCAAAGAATTATTAAAACCTAAAACAAACAACATGAAAGCAACATTAGACAATTTTTTAGTAAAATGGGATGGCAATAACCCAATTTGGAAAGAGTTAATTGAGTGGTTGAACACAAAGGTAACTCATAAATATCTCGGTAATAATAATATTTATTATGGTATTGTTGATGGAATACCAAAAACACTAGCAAACAATAATTTTATTAAAGACCCCTTAATTATAATCACCCTAGAACAATGGAAAGAATTATTAACCAAAACAGAAACAATGAACCCATTTAAAGAAAAAGACACCGTTTATCATTACAAATATGGTGAAGGTAAAGTAATAGAAGTTCAAAATGACACAGTATTAGTTCAATATGAAGACAAAAGCTATTGGCATTCAGAATTAACGCTACTTTCATTTGCTCCTTATAAACTCGAAGGATTTACGCAAGAAAGACCGTTTACTCCAGAAGTGGATGAGTATTATTATTTTTGGAATGTTGAAACAATAATGAATGATTGCGTTGGATATGGCAGGCTAAAACAGATAAGCAATAACATTAACTTTCCTTACTTTTTTGGTACAAAGTATTTTCAATTTTGCTCAGATAAAAACCCTTTACTATGACAGCGAAAATATTAAAAGAATTAGAAACAGCATTAGCCAATACATGGAATTTGTCAATAGATGCTTTAAAAGGCGCAAATAACGAACATTCTTACATAAGAGGGTGTATGTCTTATTGGCTATATAAAAACGGCTGCCATGTGTTAGAAATAGCTGATTTATTTGATATTTCAAAGGGCACTATTTATGATTACATTGAAAAACACACAAAAGAATTACAACATCAAAAAAGTATTTTCTTTGATTTAAAAATAGAGCTATAATGCCAAAGTGTAAAATCTGCAAAGAACCATTTGTTAAAACAAGACCAATACAGCCTACTTGTAAGAGTTATGACTGTATGGTAGCATTTGCAAAGAACGTAGCTAACAATAAGCTAAAACGAAACAAGCAAGAGGAAAAAAGAAAGTGGAATGCAGAAAAGATTGTTTTAAGGGAAAAGATAAAGACGCTTTCAGATTATTTAAAGGATTTGCAGACAAACATAAACGCAATAGTTAGGCTAATTGATAAAGGGTGTGGGTGTATTTGTACTGATAGCACAAATGGCAAGAAAAATGCGGGGCATTACAGAAGCGTACAATCTCACCCTACAATTAGATTTCATTTGGACAACATACATTTACAAAGCGAACACTCTAATACATATCGTTCGGGAGATACATTAAGGTATCAGGCAGGATTGAAGAAAGTGTATGGCGAAGATTATTTTGAGTTCGTAAATAGCCTATCATTAATTCAGCCGATACAATTGGGAAAAGAGGAAGTAAAAGAAAAGATTGCTATTGCTAAGGAAATTATCAAAGAATTAAAGTCTAATGATTTAACTTACGATTTTAAAGAAAGAATTGAATTAAGAAAAATATACAACGAAAAATTAGGCATTTACACCTTAAACCAACAATAACAGCACTAACAAGAAGTATTAAATCAACTTAAATAAACAAACATGACAGCAATACAATGGTTTTTTATCGAATTAACAAGGCGTGGACTTCCGCCACATAAAGAAATTATTAAATGCTATGAACAGGCAAAAGAAATGCACAAGCAACAAATAATTGATGCAGTAACGCACGGAAATAGACAAGAGGTTTATGATGCTACTGAAACGATAGGTCAAAATTACTACAATGAAACCTATACCAATGTTCAGCAGCCATAGAAACTTAAACCAAAAAGAGGGCAACCCTATTAAGGGAACAACAGTAGAAGTAATTGAAACCAAAGAACAGTTTAAAGTTATTTCGCCTCTTTTTAATTTTAAACTCGAAGTAAGCGGATACAGGTTGCAATTAGCTAGTAGTGTATTTGCACCAACTAAAGATGTTGGATTGGATAATTTTTGGCAACATTTTAAAATAGTTAGAAGATAATTTTAATTTCCCAAAATAAACCGCTATCTTAGCGTAGAAAATAGCTTTTGTTATTGTTTAAAGTGGAACAGCAATAATAAGAGAGATAATATAGGTTAATCCTAAATTGGGTTTTAGTATTAATGAGCGGAGTTCCACCCGCCATTAGTGTTAAAGCCCTTTTTTATTTTATGAAAATTATTAGAACAGATGGATGTGGCACTTTCAATGAAAATGAAAGACTAATATCATTAAGAAATTTATTCAATCATTTTGGTCTTGAGGATAAAATTGACCTACTACATGACCATAAAGGCTATTTAGAAATCAATTGGATTAAACCGCCAACAATAGGAGACTTAATAATAGCTTCCAGAGCATGGAATGGATTTAATGAATATGACCTACAGCATAAGTTTAATGGCATTGATATTAATATAAATATTAAAAGTTTTGACCTATGAGCCGAGACCCTGCATTTTTATTTTACACATCAGACTTCCTAACAGGAACTATGACTATGAGTAATGAGCAAATAGGAAAATACATAAGATTATTATGTATGCAACATCAAAAAGGAGAGTTATCTGAAAAAGACATGTTATTCATATGTGGAACATATGATGAAGATATATTTTCTAAGTTTCAAAGAGTAGGTTTAAAATTTATAAACAAAAGACTAGCAGAAGAAATTGAAAAACGTAAGAATTACTCAGAGAGTAGGCGGAAAAATAGGTTAAAAAAAGGTACAGAGCCTAAAGAAGAGAATAACATATCTAAAACATATGTTCCACATATGGAAAATGAAAATGAAAATGATAATTCTTTATTTAATAATACACTAGTAGAAAAAAAAGAAATTACATTAGAAGAATTAAAAAATAAATTTTTACCAAATAAAGATTTTGCAACCGAACTCTATAAAAATGAAAGCGCAAACTCACAATTTTATAATCAGGAATTGTACAGAGTTAAAAGAAAATTTCCTGATGACAACGATTATATTGAATTTAATTCACAACTAAAATTATTAGACAAGGTGCATACTTCATTAAAAGATTATGCTTTACATTTTAGGAATTGGCTAGCAACTAAGCCAGAAAAAAAACCAAAAGAAGAAGTACAGGTAGACAAATACGGCAAGCCAAGACCAAGCAATCAATATATTTTATTAGATGGTAAATGGACTGTATTATGACATTTAAAGAATTAGGAATAGAAACAAAAAGAAATAGAGGTGAAGAAAAAACACTTTGTCCTAAATGTAGCCATACACGAAAAAAGAAGAAAGACCCTTGCCTATCAGTAAACCACGATACAGGTCTTTACCATTGCTTCAATTGTGGGTGGAAAGGAACGATAAATAAATTTGAACCAATTATGAAAGCCGAACCAATAGAATTGCCAAAGCTAAACCGAACTAAGCTAAGTGATAAGGTATTCGATTGGTTTTTTAATGAGCGCAAAATATCAAACAATACTTTGATTAGAAATCAAATAACGGAAGGCAATCACTTTATCCCACAGGAAGGTAAAGAAATGAACTGCATTTGGTTTAATTATTTTGAAAATGGTGAACACGTTAATACTAAATTTCGTACAGGTAATAAAAAGTTTACCCAAGTAAAAAACGCAAAAAAGACATTTTACAAAATAGATGACATTAAAGGGTTTGATTGGTGTATCATTACGGAAGGTGAAATAGATGCTTTAAGTTTTGAGGAAGCAGGGATATTAAATGCGATTAGTGTCCCAGATGGAGCGATAAAAACGGAAAACGAATACAGTGATAAAAAACTTCAATACATAGATAATTGCATTGACTATTTCCAAAATATTAAAAGAATTTATTTAGCCACCGATACCGATGAAGCGGGATTATGCCTAAGGCGTGAACTTGCTCGAAGGTTAGGAAAGGAAAAATGCTTTATAATTGAATTTAACGACTGCAAAGATGCAAACGAGTATTTGGTTAAGCATGGTAAAGAAAGTTTATTAGCGTTAAAAGAAACGGCTAAAGAATACCCGATAGATGGAGTTCATTCAGCAGGAGATTACTTAGAGCAACTAAAAGACCTTTATCACAACGGATTTGCGGAAGCCATAAAAATTAAACAATACCAAGAATTAAACGAATTTGTCAAATGGTACACGCCATGTTTGATTACAGTAACAGGAATACCATCACATGGTAAATCAAGTTGGTTAGACCAATTAATGGTTAGGTTGTTAGATAATTGGAAGTTTGCTGTTTATTCACCCGAACACCCAACAGTAATGCAGTTACAAAGGATTGCCCGAATTATCGCAAACCAACATTTTTTTGGTGAAAACAGAATGCCGGAACAAACGGTAACGGTTGTAACTGAATGGCTAAAAGACAAATTATATTTTATTACGCCACAAGTTGAAGAAAATAACTTAGACTTTGTTTTGATTAAGACAAAAGAATTAGTTTCAAGATATGGGGTAAAGGCATTGATAATAGATAATTGGGGTAGCTTAGATGAAGAATTTGACAACGAAACCTTGCACGTAAAAAAGTCATTTAGTAAGTTGCATTTTGCTAAAAACAATTTAGAGATAGCAATATTTTTAGTAGCACACCCAGTTAAAATGCCAAAGCAAAGCAACGGAAGTTTTGAAGTACCTACACTCTATTCGATAAACGGAAGTAGTTATTTTTTCAACAAAACAGATGTTGGAATAGTGGTTTATCGTGAAGATGACTGTACTAAAGTATTCATTCAGAAAGTAAAATTTGAAGGTATTTATGGTAGGAAAGGTTGTGTAGATTTTATTTACGATACTGAAACATGCCGTTACCATGAATTGAACAATAGAGATGTAACACAAACTATATCAATACCAAATAGTTACCCTGCTGAATATATTAACAAAAGAATAGAAAGCAAGGGAAGTGAAAAAGACTTTGAAGATGAGCCATTCAATTATTTCTAAGGCAGAGAAAAAGATTTTACAGATTTTTAAAACCAAAAACAAATAAATATGGAAACACCAAAACAAAAAGCAAAGGAGTTAGTAGATAAGTATTATTTTGACATGTACGTGTGGGTTGGTAATGGATATGATGTAGATAAAATACTAAGCAATGAAACTGCCAAGAGAAACGCTTTAATTGATATTCAAAACAGCATAGACTTGCTAAAACATATAGATGAAAACGAAGCCTATAATGTTGAATATTATATTAAAGAATTAATTGAAATAAAAACCGAAATCGAAAAACTATGAAAATAATATTACAATCAGAAATAGAAGTAGATAATAATTTTAACGTTTTAAATTATAGATGATGACAAACGCAGAAGCATATACTAAAGAACTAATGAATGAAGTTGCTAAAGAAGCAATTAAAAAGAAAACCATTCAAGAAATTATTGAAGAAGAACTAAGCTATAAAATCAAGCCATTACCCGAAATTCCAACTATTCAATACCACTACCCTAGCGGTCAAGAAAAGAGAAGGGAAAGAAGAAAGAAACAAAAACCTAAAAAATAGATTATGAAAGCAAATCAATTAAGGATAGGCAATAAAGTTAAATCAAAATATACGAATGGAAATCCTAATAAATGGGTAGTAGTAACGGTAACAGCAGAACACATAAAAACGTGCAATGATTTCCCAAAGTGGTTTAAGCCAATAGCATTAACAGAAGAATGGTTGTTTAGGATGGGATTTAAAGTAAATGAAATTGAAACTGTTTGTTACCTTTTAAAAAAACAAACAAAAGAAGAACATACTATTTATGGAATAATTTCAGATGAAGATAATTTTTATGGTTTTTATCAAGGACACTCATCAGCTATTGATGACTGGGATAGTTGGACTATTTTAAAGTATGTCAATACGGTTCACGAACTTCAAAACCTTTATTTTTCTTTAACAGGTGAAGAACTAACAATAAAATAACTAAATTTACACCATGAGCGAAAAAATAAGAATAGGAAACGGAACTAAGAAAAGCGACAAATGGCTTAAGAGTTCAATATGCTTAACAGACATACCAAAAGAAAATACCTTTGAGTACAACGGCAAAACTTATGTAAAGGTAGATATTAACATTTTTGATAAGCCTAATAAGTTTGGAAAAGATGTAAGCATTTCAATTGATGAGTATAAGCCAGAAGAAAAGCCTAAAGAAGAGCCTAAAGAAGAGCCAAAACAAAAAGAATATAGACACATAGATAGCGATGACCGTTCATCATATTGGGCATAAGCAATGAGAAAAGAAACTAACAGCAATAAAGTAAACTTTGGCAAACGCAAAGGCGGTAAAGCTAAAAAGAGATACAGCCCAAAGGATAAGCAAGTTAAAAAAAGCGTAGGACAAGGATAAAATAATTATATTTGAATTACAAAAAACAAAAACAATGGAAAAGACATTAGGAGTAATCAGACACGTACTTACATTCGTAGGCGGTATATTAGTTTCACAAGGCTTATTAAGCGAAGGCTTGACATCAGAAATCATTGGCGGTGTAATAACTATCGCTGGAACTGTATGGAGTATTGTTGCTAAGTTTAAGAAGTAACTTTGCACAATAAAAAATAATTACTATCTTGCATTCGCATTTTCTCGGGTGCATAAAGATTTAAAGTGGTAGGACTTTGCCACACAAAAGCCTTAGCGAGCCCGAGAACTTGTTAGGGCTTTTTGCTTTTTAGCCTACATTAGAAACAAGCATAAGGATAGCAACAGTAATGTGTATGTGCCGAGCCAAAAGCATCTGTAATCAACAGTATTTGATTAATCACTCTTAAATGTTGTGTATGGACGTAACACTTTCCTACAACAGCCAAAGCCGAGCGAGAAACTCATTCGAGGAAATAATTGGTAGTGAATTTGTTTGTTATCTCTTTGGGGAGGGGAGGTAATAAACACTTTTACTCACCTACCTCACTCAAAATCTTTTCTCGGAAATAATAAAAGAAAAAAGTATTAACTTTGAAGTATGGGTAGACCATCAAAATTTAGTGAAGAACTAGCCAATCAGATATGCGAAAACATCGCGCATTCAGATAAAGGATTAGTTTCTATATGCAAAGAATTAGGCTTAAATGCTTCAACTGTTTATGATTGGATTAATAATAATTTAGAATTTGCCAACAAATACGCGCGCGCGAGAGAAATTCAAGCTGATTATTTAGCCGACCAAATAATTGAGATTGCAGACGAAACACATTCAGATACTAGCGTAAATGAACAAGGTTATGAAGTAACTAACCATGAAGTTATTGCCCGCAGTAGGTTAAGAGTTGACGCGCGAAAGTGGAAAGCATCTAAATTATACCCTAAAAAATACGCGGATAGAATAGATAGTGATTTTACAACTAAAGGTGAAAGTCTAAATTTACCACCATTCATGCGCGCCAATGAAAGTAAACCCTAACTTTACCCATCTATACGATAAGATTGAACAAGACCGCGTTATATTGCTTCAAGGCGGCACTCGCTCTGGAAAGACTTATTCAACAATACTTTTCTTAATTGACTACTGTTTGCAATATCGCGGTATGGAAATTGACATAGTGCGCGATACATTCACCGCGCTAAAGTCAACGGCATGGAAAGACTTTCGCGATGTTTTAATTAATTGCAACCTTTATAAAGAAAGCAACCATAATAAGACCGACCACGAATATGAGTTAAATGGCAATGTTATTAGTTACTATGGCGCGGACACCCCCGCGAAGATACATGGACGCGCGCGCGATATACTTTGGGTAAATGAAGCACATCAGTTCCCTGCCGAAACAATAGACCAACTTTTTCCAAGAACAAGGCATAAGATAATAGCCGACTACAACCCTGCATTAGGTTTAGAACATTGGTTAGATACTTACATAGACCAATACCCACCCTGCATAACTACCTATAAAGACAACCCACACTTAACCGAAGCACAAATACAAGACATTGAAAGCAGAAAGAATAATCAATATTGGTGGCAGGTTTACGGAAGCGGTCAACGTGCTAATCGTGAGGGTGCAATATTTACTAATTGGATAACAGGCGACTTTGACAATTCATTACCTTACTGTTACGGTCAAGATTACGGTTTTAGCGTAGACCCTACAACGTTGGTTAAGGTAGCAGTAGATAACAAGTTAAAGATAATCTATGCTGAAGAACTACTTTACAGCCAAGCGGGCATGGGTACAGATGCAATCTTTGAAGCTAACAAACGATTGATACATAAGCCAAACGATTTAATTATTGCTGATAGTGCTGAACCGAGATTGATAGATGAACTAAGCCGAAAGGGCTTAAACATTCGAGGAGCGGTTAAAGGTCAAGGCAGCGTAACAGCCGGCATAACCCAAATGCAAGATTATAGAATAGTAATCACGCCACAGTCAACAAACCTAAAGAAAGAACTTAGTAACTATTGCTGGAACGATAAGAAAGCAGGAATACCGATAGATGACTACAACCATTGCTTTATAGGTGAAACGTTAATTACAACTATTAGCGGGGAAATACCAATAAAAGATATAAAAGAAGGTGATTTAGTTTTAACAAGTAAAGGTTATAGGAAGGTGCTAATTAAATTTAATAACGGATTGAAACAAGTAAATAAATACACGATGCAATTCGATACATTTTCATTATCTTTATGTGCAACAAAAGAACATAAAATAAAAACTGAAAAAGAATGGAAACAAATATCACAGTTACAGAGCAACGACTTATTGTACCATTACAAGTCTTTAACGGAAAAGAATATAGATTATACCCAAACGAAAGATACTTTAGCAGGGGCTGTAAAAGGCTTCATGTTGAAGTTTGGAAACATTATAAAGGTAATGTTCCAAAAGGCTACCATGTTCATCATATTGACGGCAATCCGCATAATAACGATATTACCAATTTATCTATGGTTCATGGTAAATTACATCTTAGATTTGAAGCAAAAAAAAGATTTAAAAACAATCCCGAATTTGCAAAGCAATTTCATGCAAAAGGAATTGAAGCAGCAAAAGAATGGCATAAATCTGAAGAGGGAAGAAACTGGCACATACAACAATCAAAAGAAGGTTGGATTAATAGACCTTATAAAGAAAAAATTTGTGAAGTTTGCGGAAAAGAATACATTACAAGACATGGGGGTGTTTCAAAATACTGCCATCAAAACTGCAAAGCTAAAGCACTTCGAGCAAGGCGAAAGCAAATATGAATACGTTTATGATTTAATGGTTGAAGATTGCCACGAATACTTTGCTAATGGCATATTAGTTCACAATTGCATTGACCCTATTAGATATAGCTTACAGTCGATGACACGAACAGTACAAGCACCTGCACGAAACTTTAAAAAGACTTTTGATGTATGATTAAACTTAAAGTTAAAGAAACGATTTACAATGTGCCTACGAACTTTGATGAATTGACATGGCAACACTTTGTTAAGATACATTCAGCTCAAGGTAGACCGATATTAGAGCGAATACACATTATTAGTAACATTCCGATTGATGACTTATTAGAATTTAGTTTAGAGGACTTTGGCAAACTATGCGACATAATAGGGTTTACCGATGTATTAGATATAGTACAGTATTACGGTGGCTTAGAAATAGATTTAAACATAGGAAAAGAAAGTTATGGAGATTTAGAGAAAGCACGCCAAGAAATAAATCAAAGTGGTTCATGGATTAAAGCAGCAAATAAAGTTGGGCTAATTTACTTAAAAGAGGATATTAGTGAATTACATTTGCCTTTAGCAATAGCTAAGATTAGACCTGTATTCGATAAGATAAATGAGTTTTTAGAAAAGTACAGAAAGTTGTTTGAAGGCGAGGTTGAAGCAGAAGAACAGATGGCAGGGGTGGAAGTGTTAAGTAAGTTTGGTAGCTTTCCTACTATTGACCGTTTGGCAATAGCTTATGGAAAGACACACGATGAAGTCTTAGCAATGCCTGCTGAAATAGTTTATACTAAGTTGCTGTATGACTTAGAAAGTAGTGAATATCAGGAAAAATTGCATAAAATTAAATCAGCCATTAAATGAGTTGGTTAGACCAGATAGGACAACAAGCGGTAACAAGGTTGCAGAATAATATCCGCAATGTTGACTATTCGGGATTTGGTGCAGCTAATAACACAGGTAAATTAGCCAATAGCGTAAGATATGAAGCGACTGACAGTAGGGTAACAGTTTATGCAGAAGGTTATGTCTTTAATGTTTCAGAGGGCAGGAAAGCGGGCAAATACCCACCATATAATCCCAACGATACACGCTACGGATTTAAAACACGTGGGGAGAATAAAGGCAAGCCGAGAGGAACGTTCCCCAATATAGCGGATTGGATAGAAACGAAACAAAGTGCTAACAGTAGATTTAATTTTGCTTCCAAATCAGATAGTGAGAAAGCAGGGTTAATATTTGCCATTAGCAGAAAAATGAAAGAAAAAGGAACGGTAATAGCACAAAAGGGCGGGAGTGATATGTTGAGTAGTGTTATCAACGAAGCCTTTACAAGTGCTATTAAAAACGAAATATCAGGGTTATTAACTTTAGAGTTTAAATCAATATTAAGTGGCAAGTCTTAACGATTACATAGATGTTCAAGTAGAGCCTGCTGAATGGAGTGCAGCGCATACGCCAATAATATTTAATGGCGTTCCTTATGGTACTTCAGTAACGGCAGTTACAGACAATAGCGGTTTTGCTGAAATAGAAGTTAACATAGCTTTGCCTATTGCCTACCAAGTAGGGCAGTTAGTTCATATCGTAGATAGCAATTATGAGGGGTTTCACATTATTAAAAGCATTACTTCAACTACCGAGTTCGTAGTTGAAACGGCATACAGTGGTGCGTTATCAGGTACAGGATTAATTATCTACTTACCTGTTTTACAATTCGATTTATATTCGGGATATATGACAGGCGAAACATACGATGTTGAATTACCCTATACTAAGATAGCCACGTTTAAAGTTGAGCCAAATACGAAGACTTTAGACTATACTTGGAATGTATCTGGTTACTTGCAAAGTATCTTTTCAATAGTACCGCCAACATCGGGCATTGACTTCAATATGTTTAACCGATTTAGGTTAGTTTTCGATAACGAAGAATTAGAAACATATCAAGTAGCGAACGCAAGTATAGATAACACCGAGTTTGATACTATCTACGCTAATACAGGGCAACCATTAAATCAATATGATACGATTATATTCAATTGTGGTTATACAGTTCAATCTTTCATTATTGGTGATACCATACAAAACAAAGTATACTTAGATGGCAACGAATTATAAAACATTTAATCTTTGTGTAGGTGAGCAGGCTATTGAGTTGTTTCCAGACTTCGACCCTGAAGTTCTTGAATATGGAAACTTTGTTGGATTGCCGGAATGGGTAACGCTTACTTATAGTGGTCTTTATGTAAATGGGTTTATCATTAACCCACCTACTGAGGGCAGTTATAGCTTTACTTTTGAAACAGAGGGCGATATAACAATAGAATACGAAGTAGACATAAACATTAGTAACTGCAATCAAGTAGCTTATGACAACTGTTGTAATAATCAGTGCAATATTGTTTGGCTTAATCCGCAGGGCGGTTGGCAAAATTATATCTTTACAGGCATTAAGACATTTGAAGTTGAACAGGATAACGGCAATACCTTTAAGACTATTCAAAAAGTTATTAAGTATACTGAGAAGAAAGAAGTCTATAACGCAATGATATGTACCACAGGGAACATACCTAAATCGCACGTTGATTATTTAGATAGTTTAAGATATTCGATACAGGCGTATTTATATCCTTCAGGATTTGACAATGGTATTCCTATTTTATTAGACAGCGATAGCTTCACTAAATATACTTCGAGGGATAAACTATTTGATGTAGCAGTTAGGTTCTTATTTGCTAAAGAAATTCAAATCCAACGACAATAATGGCAGTAGAACTCTATATCGAAGATGAGTTAATAGATTTGATTGGAGATGAGAAAATCCAAACGGATTATTCTATTGCTGAAATAGGAAACTTCAGTACAAGGCAAGGGTTTAGGGGAATTAACTTTGACATTCCTAAAACAGCCAATAACAAAGCTATTTTAGAAAATAGCGACATAGTTAATAATACAACGCTAAGACCTTACAGACGATTAAAAGCAAGAGTTTATGTAGATGGCATAGACCAGAACATACGATTTGCCGATATTGAAAGCATACAAGATAACTTCAACATAAGGTTATATGGTGGTAATGCAAGTTTTTTTGATGCTATCAAAAATAAGCAACTTAGAGAACTAAGTTATTTGCCATCTTTAAACCATGAATTTAATCTTACAAATGTTTACGACAGCAGGGATAATACAGATGGATATGTTTACCCTTTAATTGATTGGCACGCTGACAGCCCAAATAACATCATGAATAATACAAGTAAAACCTTTGATGTAAGGTATTGCTACCCTTGTTTATTTGTAGATGAAATGTTAGAGAATATTTGTTTAGATGCGGGATATACATTAGTTAATAATTTGTTGAATGATATTAATTATCAAAAGGCTGATTTAATATTGCCAATAATTAGTAGCAACCCAAATCAAATTAATAGCACCTCAACATTTTCAGGGAGCAATACTTCAGTTTTTAACAAAGATAAAACCACATTTTATTTAACATACAACAATATAACTTTTGATAATACAAGCGGTGAACAATTAGATACAGAAACTAATACATTTACAAGTGATGGAGCATTGACAGGTGAACCATTAGACCCATTTACTACTACATTAGAGTATTATGAAATACCTTTTGATGGTGAGTATCAGTTGACATTTAATATTCAAGGCATAAAGAATGCAGCAGGTGTAACAGCAGGAGTGATATATAAATTAAATGGAACGGTATTAGAAGAAATAGCAAAGTCAGATAATGTGACTTCAGTAACATCATTTGATTTGCCATTAACATATCAAGCAGAATTTAGCGCAGGGGATAAAGTAGGGTGTATAGTAATATCTTTAGAAGGCATAGTAGTTTCTCCACCTGTAACTATACAAAATTCAAGATATGATATAAAAAGTTTAGACTTATCAATAAAATTTGGTAGGGAATTATTATTTGAATATTTAGAAAGCAAACTAAAGCAATCCGATTTACTGAAAGCCTATCTACAAATGTTTTGTTTATTAATAAATGTGAATGAAGATACTAAGACTGTTTATATTAATAAGTTTAACGACATTAGTAATAATATAGGATTAGCTTTAGATTGGAGTTCAAAGTTAGATTATACAGACAATGAGCAATTAGAATTTGAATTAGATAAATATGCTCAAAGCAACACGCTAACGTATAAAGAAGATGGCAGCATTGACCCTACATTTATTCAGGGTTCAAATGGCACGATAAATATTGACGATGAAACTTTAGACAGCGAAGAAGAATTTGTGGAGTTGCCTTTTGCAGCAACAGAAATGGATAGCAGGCTACAAGCGTTTGTAATACCTAAAATAAAAATATTTAGGACAAATGATGATAGCCCACCAGAAACAAAACCAACAGACAAAGTAGAATCAAGAATATTATTTTTAAATAGAGAAACCACCGTTCCGAGTGTAATTTATTCAGATGGTAGCAGCACCTTAACCACAAACGTTGATTTGCCATTACCGTGGTTTATGTTGGCAGGTAAAGAAGTAAACTTAGGATTTGCCAATAACCTTATTCCGCTTTATTATGGTGGATTACAAAGCGTTTTAACACGAACTAAAATAGTAACCGAAAACATTAGGTTAAATGCTTTAGACATTCAGCAACTTGATTTTTTGAAGCCTATTTATTTAGATAAACATAATGCGTATTTTTATATTAGTAAGATAAGTGGTTTTGATTATGGCAGTAGTGAAGCAACAGAAGTAGAATTAGTAAAATTAAGATAATGGCAGAAGTAGTAGTATTCGATATAGATGCAGCAAGTGCAATTCAGAAGTTAGCACAACTTCGTGAAAGCACTCTATTGCTTAAAGAAGAGCAAAAGAAGTTAGCAGAGCAAGTAAAAGCAGGTAATGCCACAAGTGCCGAAGCAGCTAAGAGCTATGAAGCCAATGCTATTATATTAAAGAACTTATCTAATGAGCAACGCAATCTAAGCCGACAGGTTGAAGGCTATGCCCAAGTTCAAAAACAAGCAACCGATACTGTAAACTTTGCCAATAATTCAATTCAGCAAAACAGAGATTTACTAAAACAATTAACGGCTCAATATATTAATTTAAAGAACCCAAGTACAGAAGCAACAAACCAAATTAAAACATTAAGCGATACTCTTAAACAACAAGAAGGTGTAATAGGTGATGCAAGGCGTAACGTAGGTAATTATGAAGGTGCTTTAAAAGATGCAGTAAGTGAAATTCAAATCTTTGGTGTTTCTTTAGGCTCATTAAACACTACATTTAATACTTATAAGGCAGCCCTTGCAGATGCTAAAGTGCAATTAGCAGGATACATAACAGGACAAAAGGCAGCAGATGGGGCGACTAAACTAAGTATAATTTCAACTGCTGGGTTATCAGCAGCAATGAACGTGCTTAGATTAGCTTTAATTGCCACCGGTATTGGTGCTTTTGTAGTTTTATTAGGCTCATTAGTAGCTGCATTTGCCACAACTGAAAGGGGTGCAGACTTATTAGAAGATGCAATAGCCAATGTTACAGGAGTGTTTAAAGCACTATTTGGGGAAGCGCAAAAGTTAGGAGTGCAGTTAATTGATATATTTTCTAATCCAAAGAAAGCCATTACCGATTTAATTACATTTTTACAAGGCAATTTAATAAATAGATTACAAGGGTTTAAAGTAGTGTTAGATGGCATATTGGAAAGAGATACTAAAAAAATAACTAATGGCATAGCGCAAATCGGAACAGGAGTAGAAAACCTAACAGATAAATTAGAGCAAGGTGCTAAGAATGCAGGAAAGTTTTTAAGCGATGCAGCCAAGAAACAACAGCAAATAGTAAACATACAAAGAGAACTTGAAGATTTAGAGGGGGCAATAAATAAACGTAGAGCAGAAACAGCAACAAGAGAAACAGAGTTGTTAATCATTGCTAAGTCTGTAAACTCAACGCAAAAAGAACGCAAAGCAGCAACAGATGAAATACTAAAAAATACAGCCGAACTACAAAAGTTAGAAGAGGATATTGTAAAGAAAAAAATCGAAGAATTAAAACTTACTCAATCTCAAAACATAACAGATAGGGAGGGTAATAAAGAATTACAAGACCTTGAAGCGGAATTAATAAAAGTACAGGCAGCTGGCAAAGAAAAGCAGTTATCATTAATAAAATTGTTGAATAAAGAGCAGAAAGACCAAACGAAAGCAATAAAGGAAACTACTAAAGCCGTTATTGATTATCAAAAAATAGCCACTGAAAACCAACAGAAAGCTATTGAAGAATTTACAAAAGGAGTAGAAAAAGAATTAGAGCTATTAGACCTTCAGCAAGAACAAAGGCGTAATTTCTTAGAGCAATCAGGTTTAACAGAAGCGGAAATAACTGCAAAGTTTAGAGAGGAAAGATTAGAGGTTATTGATGAGTTTAACCAAAAAGAAACAGATGCTCAATTTGATAAACTACAATTAGAACTCAATGCAGAGCGTGAAGCAGCTCAAGAACGTATAGAAATATTAGAACAAGTTGTACAAGCCGAACAAGCAATACAAGACGCAAAATTAGCAGCAGCACAAGGTGTTATAGGAATTGCTAAAGAACTTGCAAAAAACAATAATGAATTACAAACAATTTTTTTAGTAGCGGAAAAAGCAGCAGCAATAGCAGATGTAATAATTAATACACAGCGAGCCAATGCGTTAATAACAGCTAATGCTACAAGCGTTGCACCTATTAACCCTTTAGGTTTTCCAAATCCTGCATTTTTCGCAGCACAAGGAACAGCAGCAGCATTAAGGGTAAGAAATAACGTACAAGCGGGCATAAGTATCGCAACAATTGCAGCACAAACAATTGCACAAACAGTTCCACAATTTGAGCAAGGCGGTGAAATAGAAATAGGCGGTAAATCACATAGTCAGGGTGGTGTACAATTGGCTTTAGATGGTAAGCCTGTTGCAGAAGTAGAACAAGGCGAAGGTCTATTCGTGATGAAGAAAAACGCCTACCAAGCTATTAAGCACTATTCAAATATCAATAAAGCATTTGGCGGTAAATCGTGGAATACTACAAGTTCATTTTTACAAGATGGTGGGGCTATCAATACCACATTACCAAGACAAACAGCACGTATAAGAGTGAATGAACAAATACAACAGAATAGAGAAATAGTAAGGGCATTAAGCGCAATGCCTGCACCGGAATTAAGTATAGTTGAATTAGACCGCAAAACAGCTAAGAGAAATAAATCAGTTAGGGTTAGCGAACTATAATTACTGCACGTTACCGTGATAATAAGTAGTGTCGCAACAAGGCACATAGACTTGGTGTAACTTATCCTTATACCCATGTGATATAAAGGCAATACTATAAGTAGTATCACATTTAGCAAACTTTACAACCTCCATTCCAGAGGGCGGTATGGTAGCTAATACTTCGTTACCTAATTTTACCCACATTACTCTAAATGTAGTGTTTTCAAAATCCATGTAATGCCCATTACAATCTCTTTTCCCGCAGCTAAATAATAATAGTGCTACTGCTAATGTTGTTAGTAATTTCATTTTTTTTCTAAGTTTTTATTGTAGGTTAATTCTCTCAATCCTTTTACTACAAAGTATTTAAGTGCTTCACTTTCCCTCATTCCTTCATCGTGCATAAAGAAACGAAACTTACTTAACAAATCCCCTTTTAATGTAGTTTTTACTTGTTTCTTATAGGGCAGTTTATCCATTGGGCTAATTTGGGCTTAAATATAATGAATTGGTAGTAAAATACAAATTTTTACACCATGAAGTTAAAAATAAACATAGATGGATATATTGACAAGTACGGAGGGTTTAGCCTTTCTACTTTAAAATCTATGGTTGAAAGCAATCCCGATGTTACCGAAATAGAGTTGTTTATTAATTCAGAAGGTGGCGATGTTTATGAGGGGTGGGCAATACATGACTACTTAGTTTCGCTACAGAATACTAAAAAGGTAACAGCAAAAATTGAAGGCATGGTTGCTTCAATAACAACTATTATAATTGGTGCTTTGCCTAAAGATAATGTAAGGTCAACAAAGAACTCAACAGGCTACATTCACAATCCCATTTGGACACCGCAATCACCTACTCCAATGGAAGCTGACGATTTGAAAAAATTATCAGAGGACTTGAAGCATGAAGAAGAAAAGATTTACAATTTCTATTTAAAAAGATTAACAGCAAAAGCAGAAGAAATATTGCACTTAATGCAAAATGAAATAAAACTTACTGCTGATAAAATGCTTGAAATCGGATTGATAGGCAGCATAGAAAATTCAATCTCAACATCATTTAGAAATCAATTACCAATTAAAGCACAAATAAAAATAGATAACATGGCAACACAGTTTACCGATGAACAAAAAAGTTGGATTGAAAAAAAATTCAACACTATTAAAAACCTTTTTAAGCTAACCATTAAAAACCAAGTAGTAAAACTTGAAGATGGTAACGAAGTTTTTGTTGAAACAGAAGATGGCGACTTCATGGGTAAAAGAGTTTTCCTTATGGAAGATGGCAACATGACCGACACACCTGCACCTGATGGCGAACACGTTACAGAAGATGGCAGAACCATTGTAGTAGCAGGCGGTATCGTTACGGAAGTAAAAGAAGCAGAAGATGTAGAAGCATTAAAAAGAGAATTAGCAGAAGCTAAAGCAAATGCAGAAGCATTAAACGCTAAAGTTACCGAATTAGAAACAGTAAAAGCAGAAGTTGAAACCAACTTCGAGAACGCTAATCGTGAGTTTTTGAATTTCAAAAATCAAATCCTTACAGGCAAAATAGAAAATGAGCAAGACTTTCCTAAAGGCGGTGAGCCTGAAAAAGTTTCTGCTAAAGCTAAAGCAATAGAAATTATTAATCAAAATAAAAAAAAATAAGACATGGCAAACGTAATTAACACAGTACCTGTACAGGAAACAGAAGGATATAACCTGTACGTTAAACCTTTATTGAACGACCCACAAATTCAATCTTTACCGTTTGATATGTTGGTAGGTCCTTTTAAGAACCACGAGCTTTACTTTACTCAAAACTTGGATAAGATTTCAAGCAAGAAAGTAGCATGTGGTTGGAACTTCAACGGTTCAACAGATGTAACGAAAAAGACATTAGTTCCTGTTGAAATTGAAGCAGCAGTAGAACAATGCTACACTCCATTAATCAACACTATCTATGCAGGTGGTTTGCCTGATGGTTGGAGACGTGGTGAGTTAAGTGCAGAAGTATTAGCGTTCATGGCTACACAACAACAGTATGCATTTAACAGAGATTTATTATCATTCTTGTTCTTAGGTGATACTATTAGCGCAGTACCTTACTACACTCCGTTTGATGGTATTTATAAGAAGTTGAAAGCAGGTGCAAACGCTTCAGATGGTACTGTTTTTGCAGGTGCTATTACGGCTTCTGATTTGAGTCCTACTAACTTCTTTGCTACTATGAAAGGCATTTATGATAAGCAAAGCAGACAGTTAAAAGGCGTGGCTAAGAATGCTAAGACATGGATTTGGAATGAAGCGGTTAATGATGCTTACTTGAATTACTTGTATGTGTCAACTCAAACAAATGCAGGTATTATTCAAAGAGAGTCTATCGTTAATGGCTTAGAAGCTAACTTCTTCTTAAACATTCCAATCTTAGTTGTACCTATCGTTGACGAAAGATTAGAAGAAGATTTCTTAACAGGTTCACCTGCTGCACCTACAAATCCTTACCGTGTAATCTTGACTGACCCAAGCAACCACAAATTATTGATGGATGCAAACGGTTTAGCACAACAAGAAGCATGGTACGAGAAAAAAGACGATACCTACTACTTAATCGGTAGCGCACTTATCGCTTATGAGTATGGCTTTGGTGATTTGAACGTAATCGCTGGATTTTAATTAACTAACAAGGGCGGTGAAATACCCGCCCATAAATTTTATAACAATGTCAGCATGTGTTGAAATTATACAAGGGATTGACCCGAATTGCGCTGCACTAAATAAGCAGGGCGGTATTAACAAGAGAGTATGGATTGGTCAGCTATCACAGTTGACAGGCTATACTTTAGATGTAGATGGATATGTGAATACTATTACTTTAGGTGTAGTAAGTTCTATCCAACAAACATTAAAGAAATTTATCGGTAAGAAGTTTAAGCACGCTGCAACCTTTGAAGGTGAGATAGGCGAAAACGTGAACACGGTTAATCAATCGGTTGCTTTAGCGTTGTACTACTCAACTCCTGCTGAAAGACAGGCGATTGAAAGCCTATTTAATGCAGATGATGTTTTTATGGCGGTAGAAGGTAACTACGGTGGCATTGAGATATATGGCATCGAGTTAGGCTTAAATGCTTCTGCTTTGACAGGTGGTTTGCAAACCTTGTTAAACGATAATACAGCCACTATTCTTACTTTGTCGGGCGCACAGTTAGGATTGCCAAAGCAATTCAAGACAGGTACATTAGCGCAGGATATAGCGTACTTAGATGCTATTAGTGCATAATTAAGAAAATTGTTTAAATTTGAAGCGCAATCATTAAAGGTTGCGCTTTTTTATTTATGACTAACCAAGAAAAAGCAATCAAGGCAAAAGAAATTATTGGAGATAAAAAAATGATGGAGTGCAAGTTCACCGAACTAAACACTGCCTATTATACTATCTATGGCGAATACTTAAAAAGAAGTTGTTTAAACACTATTAGACACGCTTATAATTCAATTCAAACATTTATAAAAGCACATGAAAATAGCAGTAATAACAGCTAACGTTGGCGGGTTTGATATACCGAAATTAATTCCTAATCAGACTTTAGAATATGATTTAATAAGAATAGATGATGTGAATATTGTAGGGGATAATAGGCATAAGGCAAAACTACCAAAGATGCAATCGCATTTATTTTCTGATGCAGATATACACATTTGGATTGACAGCAGCGTACAAGTAAAAAGCGAAAACTTTGTAAAATACATGGTTGAGCAATTAGCTAACAATGACATTGCAATAGGTAAACATAACTTAAGAGATTGTGCATATTCTGAAATGTACTATATTATTCGTGAAATAGAAAACGGCAACAAGTACTTAGAAAGCAGATATAATAAAAGTGATTTATTGGCTGTTAATGCCTTTTTACGTTCAAATAATTTCCCTGAAAGAATGGGATTATGGGCGTGTGGAATATTTGCCAGATACAATAATGATAAAGTAAATGCTATATTTGATAAATGGTGGGAAAGCGAATGTAAATATCTAACTATTGACCAACCAATGTTTTCTTATTTTGCACAACAGATGAAAGTAAATACTATAACTTGGAACACCTTAATTGATAACGAATATTTTAAATTAATTCCACACAATGAAATATGAACATTTAAAGCAGACACCAAGCGATATTAACGAACACTTGGAAATTATCAAACACTATTCAGCAGAATGCGAAATAGTTGCAGAATTTGGCACACGTGAAGTAGTAAGCACATGGGCAATTCTTGAAGGGCTCAAACCTAAAACGACTTACATTGGAGTTGATGTTTACAAGTCAACTAATTTGGAAATGGCTAAGAACTACGCAAAGCAAAAAGCTATTAACTTTTACTTTAAGCACGGTTCTACTTTAGAAGAAGATTTTAATTTAGGCGATGTAGATTTTCTTTTTATTGATACCTTACACACCTATAATCAGTTGTCAATGGAGCTAAACAAACACGGTAACGTAGCTAAAAAGTATTTAGGATTTCACGATGTTGTAAGTTTCGCTTATACCGATGAACAAATATACGGACACGCAGATAACAAAGTTAAAGTGCATAGCGAAAATGTTGGACTGTTACCTGCAATATTTCAGTTTCTTAAAGTAAATCCGCAATGGAAAATAGATTACTTTGCACAAAACAACAACGGACTATTAATTTTGAAATGTGATTAGTATTTGCATACCGGCATACGAACAAGGCGAAGGACACGCCACACTTGAAAAGCTATTGCAGTCTATTAATATGCAGTCTTTCAAAGATTATGAGATATGTGTAAGCGATAATAGCGGAACGTTCTATGACCTTTGTAACAAGTATGGTGCAAGATGGCAACATAATAATAAGACCTTTGGTGTAAGTGCCAATACTAATGCAGCTATTGACATGGCTAAATATGATTGTGTTAAAATAATGTACCAAGATGATTGGTTTATTACTGATTGTCTACACGAATTTATCACCGATACATGGAAAGTATCAGCATCTACACATTACTTTGAGAATGGCAAAAGAATAAATCAATATCCTGATTTTATTCGTACCATTACAACCGAAACTAACTGTATAGGTATGCCAAGTGTTATATCGTTTAATAAGTGTAAAGTACGGTTTAATGAGCAATTAAAAATGGTATTAGATTTAGATTTTTACTTTCAACTATTTAATATTTACGGACAACCTCAAATAATCAAACGACATAATATAGCACAAAGGATTTGGAATAAACAACAGTCTTACCTTTTGCGTGGAATTAAAGAAAAAATCCCTACTTTAGTAAAAAAATATTATATGAAACTTACATTAAATCCTAAGTATATTGGTGGTCTTGCAGTAGTAGGGCAGCACAATATCAAATTGACTAATAAAATCACTCAGGCTGAATTAGAAATATTGTATGATAAGCAGCCACATTTAGTAATAGCAGAAGTTACGATTGAAAAAAAAAGCCAAGACCATTTAAAGCAGTTGAACACGCCTATTACATCAACCTTGACCGAGCAACCGAAAGAAGAAACGCTTTTGAAAGAAGCATTGCCAAAACAGGAATTAAAGCAGAAAGGAAAGAAGCAAAAGACGGTGAAAAACTAAGAGATAGCCAATGGATTAATCGGTTTGAGATTGGCTGTTTACTTTCTCACTTAGAAATAATCAAAGAAGCCAAAGAAAAGAACTTACCGCACGTTTTAGTTTTTGAGGATGATGTACAGTTTCCTTTAGACTTTCACGATAAGTTTAATAAATGTATTGCTGAACTTCCAGATGATTGGGATTTGTTTTATTTAGGCGGTACAAACAAAGCGCACCCATCGCCATATTCAGAAAACGTTAACCAATGTTACGGAGCATGGGGAACTTTTGCTTATATCATTCGTGAAAGCGTTTACGATTTATTTATAGAAGAACTAAACAGGCAAACATTAACAGCCGATGGGCATTTCATAAAAATAAGTGGGCTAATTAATACATTTATTGCTAAGAAAAAAATAGTTTCGCATAGTGTAGGTTTTTCCTATATTACTAACACTTATAGAAACATTACATGGCTTCAATAAACGGTGTATTTAGATTTTTTAATCGCTATGTCGAAATCATTAAAGACTTAGGCAGTAAAGATTATATACTTTACGGACATGATAATCTATTGCCTAATAAGTGTTTAAAGTACATAAACGATAGCGGAACGGCAAAGATGTGTGTCGCAAAAGTAGCTGAATACACCGAAGCAGATGGGTTTGTTAGTGATATAGAAAGCGCAAAAAAAGTAAATAAATATCAGACAGGCGATGACTTTTTAAGAGACATAGCATTGCAAATTTCTGTATTTAAGGGATTTGCTTTGTTGGTAAAAAGAAATGGCTTTGATATTCCTGTTGAAGCAGAAGTAATAGCATTTGAAAAGATACGTAGAAAAAAAGATGGTAGCGGATTTTATTATAATAAGAATGTAGGAAACTCTAAATATAAAGAAAGCGAATGGGAATTTTACCCATCGTTTAAATTAAATGAACGTGGAATATCTACTCAATATCCACAGGGTGAAATAGCATATTTCTATATCCGTTCAGCAGAAAATCCATATTACCCAATACCCGACTATTATGCAGGGATTGAGGACATCATTACAAGTGCTGAATTGTCTAAAATGGATTTAGAGTTGGCATTAAATGGATTTATGCCAAGTGCTTTATTGACTATTATTGGAGACCCTAACCAAGTTGTACAAGGTGAGGATGGTAAAACAAATAGAGAAGTAGTTGAAAATACCTTATCACATTTTAGCGGTGCGGTAAAAGATAATAACGGACTTAGCGGTAGATTTAGTTTAGGCACATTGTGGGCGCACAATAAAGAAGAAGTGCCTGTATTACAAACTTTCGATGCAAAGGCTATTATAGATGCAAGTAACACAAAAAGAGATGCTATCAATAGAGATGTATGCCGATTATTTAAAGTACCTCCGGTATTAGTAGGATTTAGCGAAGCAACAGTATTAGGAAACCAACAAGCGTTAAGCAATTCGCAAAAGATGCTAATTGATACAGTTAATTCTTATCAAAGATTTATTACAGAAAGCATAAACGAAGTATTTGTAGGCGATTGGGCAATAAGTCAAAAGACACCTGCTGCTGTTGCAGATGCTCAATTATTACAATCGTTAACTGAAGATGAAAAACGCAGAATATTCTGGGGATTAGAACCAACTGAAAGACCGATACCTTCAGAGGGCGAAAGAATATTAGAAGTGTTAAACGGATTATCACCATTATTAGCCACTAAAGTGATTGATTTAATACCAAAAGAAAAATTATTGGAAGCATTAGGATTAAATACTAACCAAAATGTTAATAACAAAAACAGAACTTAAAACATACTTACAATTTTCAGATAAAATTGAAGATAGGTTAATTGACTTTCACATTAAGAAAGTTCAAGAAACCATTGTACAACCATTGTTAGACCCTTCAATGTTTACTAATTTATTGGCTATTTTTGGCGGTTCTACTTTATTTCCACAATTAGAGGATTTGTTAGACGATTACATTAAAGCGTGGATAGCGTATAATGTAGGTTATTCTTTTTATGCTCAACATGGGGTTAACGTTTCTCAGTATGGTTTAGTAGTAATTAATGAAGATACAAGTACACCATTAGCACCACAGGATAGAAGTAATTTGCTTGCCACTACCAAGAACGATGCTAATACCTATTATTTGCGTTTAAGAAAGAAAATGAATGAAGATAACTTTACCTATGATAGCATAAAATATGACGATGTTACTAATCCACAAAGAGGTGTAAACGCTGTTATAGGTCGAGTAGGCAGAGGAATGAATACAAGATATTACGATAGGCTTAATGGCTGCTGCTATGACTTATAAAGATGTTGTAAATATTATTCGCAATGCAGCTAATTACGTTAATCCTAACGGTACTTTTATACATGGGCGTAAATCAGACGGCAGTTTACAATACAATGATGATACACCACAGATTATTCTTTTAGAGCCACAGCCGAACCCAAGTAGCAATAATCAGTCTTATATTGAAACGGTTACTTTTCCTATAATATTTGTAACACAAGACAGTCCCGAAAGTAGTAATTTAGAGCGTGAAGATTTAAAAGAACAAATGTTTGTTTTAAGCAGGCAACTGTTGTCTAAAATAGATGAACAAAGTTTGCTTCAAAACGTAGCATATACAAACGGTCAGCCCGAAATAAGACAGCTAAGCGGAACGATGACAGGCTTTAGCTATTTGTTACAAATAACTTATCCTTTGTCAGAGTGTACTTTAGATTATGATTTACCACCAGAAATAACGCTATTCGCAACTGAAACAACTGTATCGGCAGGAACTGAAATACAAATAGGTTGGATAGCTAACAACGTTAATAGCGTTACGATTACACCTTTTGGAGTTTTACAAGGTCAGTTTGGATTTGTAGATGTTACGATTAATTCTACAACAACCTTTAGCGGTAGTGCTACCAATTTAGCAGGCACAGCAACAGATAGTATCACTATAACAGTAAGTAATGGGTGTGCTGATGCCACAGTTGAGAACAGCACACAGTCATATATTCAAACAGTTGCAAGTGGTGGTACTTTAGTATTACCTGACACAGATATTGAAGTATATGTAGATGGCGTGTTGCAAGGTAGTTCGACAGCACCTACTTTAGAAAACAATACAATTAATATCGTATGGCAGTAACCACTATAAATATAGACAGTCAAGTATTAACGTTTGCTAACTTAGCAGCATTTCCTGTTACCGGAACGGTAAAGACTATCTACATTGCTGAAGATACCAACTTTCAATATTATTGGGATGGCAGTCAATATGTGTTATTAACTACCGATATTAATATACCTGCTAACCTTATATTCTATGCAACTACCGCACCGAGTAGCGTGTCAGGCTATGAAAGATTAGTAATTAGCCCCGATGATGTTGATTATGATAATCCTGCGGTTAACGTGCCTACGGGTGCAATTACAACAACAGGTCAATTAGTAGGTGAACAAGTAGCAGATGCTGATATATTTGCAGGAAACCCCGGAGTGCTTAATGTTTCAACCGTTGGCGAAATAAGAAGAACAAGCGGTACAGGCACGGCTAAATTTTACTTTGAAATTTATCAAAGAACAAGTTTAGGCGTTGAAACTTTACGAGGAACAAGTAATTTAACTTTACCCATAAGTGGGGCTGTATATCAGCAGTTTCAAGTAGATTGTTTATTCAATAATGGAACGTGGCTAACAACAGATAGAGTAGTAATTAAATTCTATGCAGACAGAGTAGCAGGTGGTAGCAATCCTAACTATGATTTTCTATTTGGTGGCGCAAATCCAGTAAGAACGCTTTTCCCGATAAGCGCACAATTGTTATTGAATGTTCCAATAGCCATAGGGATAACAGGCGTAACAGGTGGCACTACTGACCAAGTATTAATTACCGATGGAAGCGGAAAGTTAGGGCAAGCGACAAAGCAAAACAACTTTATACAAGCGAGTGCAACGCTTACAACAGCAGGGTGGAGTTTAGTATCAGGATTACAAGAACAAGTATTAAGCAACGCAAATATAACAGCAGCAAGTAGTGTTGATATAATACCCAATAATGCGGATATAGATGTAGTGATAGCAGCACAGATATTACCTAAAACAGATGCACAATCTGGAGGGGTAAAAGTGTATGCCAAAAATTTGCCAACAGGAAATATAGGAGTAACTTTACAGATATGGCAGTAGGAAGTTTTAGATTACCAAGTGGGGGTGCATCGCT